TGGAGGTTCTTCAACCACGGATCGGATGGCAATGGAATCTCGCCCAGCTACTCGGAGGACGACCTGACAAGCGAAAGGTCCATTGGTACTGGGAGTCTAATGGAAATACTGGAAAGAGCTACTTTGCAGGACACTACAAGCCCGATGAAAGTTTCATTGTCACCGGAGGTAAGTATGCAGACATCTACTATGCCTACGGATATGAACCCATTGTCTTCTTCGACTGGAGTCGAACGAACGAACACTCCTTTCCCTATGGACTCGTTGAATCATTCAAGAATGGGTATTTCCTCTCCACCAAGTACCAATCAGTTGCGAAACGGTTTGCCACGCCACATGTGGTAGTGTTTGCGAATTTTCAGCCCGACTTGTCTCAGCTTTCAGCAGATCGATGGGATGTTGTTCAGATTCAATAAAAATAAGTTTATGACTTACAAGCAATACTTAGGGGGTTTAGCTGGAGCAACACTTGGATTTATACATGGGGACACTCCAGGAGCAGTTATGGGCTGGAAACTTGGTAAAAATCTTTCCATGCCTCCTGTCAGACGTACTACCAGAGCAAAACGAGTCAAGCGTAGACCCAAGCCTTATAGTAAGCAGGCGATGAAGCGTACAGCAACAAGTAAGCCAGCATGGATGAAACTTGGCGGACGCCCCCAAGGGAATGGCCCCTCGAATCGAAGAAGAGCAGTTACAGTAACTAGGGGCCAGAGCAACTCTGATATGTCTGTAAAGACATTTACCATTAAGCAAGGGAACGTCAGAAGAAAAGGTCCACGTAATCAATCGACCGTGGAACTAACCGAAACCTGGAATCAAGTGTATGTCTCAGGAACGGGGAAACAAGGAATTTATGAGTGTCGCCCCGGATTCATCAGGACACAGATGTTCCAGGGAGTGAATACTGGGGAAGACCAGAGACTGGTCTTCACACAGAACCCGTTTAACATGGACACAAATCGGGCCAATATTAACGCGATTTCTGAAGCAACTAGTGCAACTCCAATCGCGGACCCCGTAAGCTCAACGATGTGGTTTGAAGGGTACACAACGTTGATGATGATAACGAACTTTGCCAACACGAATGCAATCTACAAGATCTACTGGTTTGGGTTCAAGAGGAACGACGAATTTAGTACCCAAACCCAATGGCAGAACGCTTTATCACGATATAGTGGGGGCATGCCAATTAACAACACTCCCTTTAACGTAGCCGCTGTACCTGTTGTTGGCTACCCCCGCGTCACTGATTATGGCCAAAATCCTATGGCTTTACAAGACATGAAAAGACTTCGTAAAGTATTGCATTATGAAGAGAAAGTGTTATCTCCCGGTGAAACTCTACAGTTCCGTTACAAGACCATTGTACGTAGAGTTATCAACAAACAAGAGTATGAACGTGAAGAAGGCCTGTTTTTAGCAAACAGGTCAGTTGAGCCCATTATTGTTTGCCGACCAGCACCTGGTTTGTTCGAAGAAAGTGGCGAAAGAGTTACTATTGCCAGTAACAAGACTGGTATTAATATGGTTACTACTTGCCACTACCGAACGATGTCTGAATCTAAGACTAAGGTGAAACGAATGTGGAACACTCTTATTACGAACGACATTTTACCTTTGAATATCATTGACGAGTCTGGTGATATTGATGTAGCTGCACAAGCGTAATAAACACTATGCTCCTTGCATTAACAGTCTCAAGAAGACCCCCCCGTGCCTTACATGCGGAGAGTGGGAATGGTTCTGATTAGGCACACCCCGGGGCCCCCGTCAGGGGAGGGGTGCCAATCAGGTTCTTCCGAGCGACAGCAGGTAGGGGGGGTCTTTGCGAGACTGGAGCACCCAACTATTCTGTATGTCAGTTCCCTTACCTTGGCATGCCACCCGGCACGGCACGGCACGGTTCGGCACGGCACGGCACGGCTCGGGACGCCTCTCGGGACGCCTCTCGGGACGCCACATTGCTATATAACTTGGGGGGTGGGACCATTATTACCCCACCCCTTGCTACTTTGCTATCATGCCTCGTGACGCCCGTAACCCCCGCCCGCCTGTTGTTCAAAAGAAGGCGTTTTGCTTCACTCGTTATGATAATCACGGCCCTATTGAACCAGAACTTTTCAAGACACTCGTGGAAGCAACGTCGGACATCAAGTTCCTTGCATGTCAATGGGAGATCTGCCCAACGACGGGCCGCGAACATATACAAGGCTACATCTACTTTGGGAAGAAGATTACACTTGTGGGGGCTGCCAGAAAACTTTCCGCAAGCTATGAAATCCGACGAGGTACCCACTCTCAAGCGCTCCAATACTGTCAAAAGGAGGAAACCCGCAAACCAGGAACAGAGCCTTGGGTCTATGGAATTGAACCTAATGAAGCCGGAGGACGCTCTGTTCGACGAGACTTGGAGGAATTTCGAGATGCCATCCGAAGTGGAGCCTCCAATCATGACTTACTCTCCACCCATATTGGAGAGTGTGCCCGATATCCCGGATTGTTGCCAATGGTGCGGAATGCTCAGATGTCCGCTGATGTGCTTCGACACCTGGAGGTTCTTCAACCACGGATCGGATGGCAATGGAATCTCGCCCAGCTACTCGGAGGACGACCTGACAAGCGAAAGGTCCATTGGTACTGGGAGTCTAATGGAAATACTGGAAAGAGCTA